ATCGTCGAAATGCCGGTCAGTCTCTCCGACACCGAGTGGACGACGTTCCAGCAGCGCTGGGCGGAATCGCACCGCGGCGTGCGCAACGCGCACACGGTGGCCATGCTCGAATTCGGCGCCAAGTGGATCGACGCCAACGTGACGCAGCGGGACATGGAGTTTCCCGAGCTGCGCCGCGCCTCGCGCGAGGAGATCCGCGAGGCGTTCGCCATTCATGGGCAGGTGCTCGGCATCTCGGAGAACGTCAACCGCGCCAACGCCGAGGCGGGCGAGTACGGCTGGGCCAAGCGGCACATGGTGCCGCGGGCCGAGCGGATCAAAGACGCGCTCAACGGCCCGTTCCTGCGGCTGTTCAAAGGCAGCGCCAAGGGCTATGAGTTCGCCTACTCCAACCCGATCCCCGAGGATCGCGCGGCCGACGACGCCGAGCGGCTGAGCAAGGCGCAGAGCTTCGCCACGCTGGTCACGGCCGGCGTGAACGACGAGGACGCTGCGCAGGCGAGTGGGCTGCCCAAGATGCGCTTTGAGAAGCCGGCGCCACCGCCCGCGCCCATCGCGCCCGGCGCCGGTGCCGGTGGTGAGCCCGGCAATGCCCGGCGCTAGCCTGCTCCCCGATCTCGGCAGCCTGGCCGCTGCGCTGCGCACCGTCGCGCCCGGCACCGTCGGCGCGCTCGGCGCCCGGTGGCAGCGCGAGCTCGACGACACGGTGGCTCGCTGGCAAGCGGAGGTCGGCCCGGTGCGTGAGGCGGCGCTGCTCGCGCAGGTGGAGGCTGCGGTGCACGCCGGGCACCCCGCCTCGATGGCCGCGTTGCAGGTGTCGCCCGACGGCGGCGCCGCGGTGCTCGTCGAGGCGATGCGGCGGATGGCCGCGGCCGGCGCCGAGTCGGTGATCGCCGAGGCAGCCGCGGCCGGGGTTGAGCTCGACGCGCCGGCGCCGGTCGCCGTGGTTACGCTGGCCGACTGGGCGCAGGCCGCGGCCAACCTCCTCGCCGCCGGGTTGGCGTTGGGCATCGGGCGCGAGGCGCTGCGCCGTTGGCGGCCGGGCGCGACGGCGCCGGGCATCGCCGACGGCGTGCGCGAGTACCTCGGTGGGCTGAGCGATCGGCCGCTGCGCGACGTGATCGGCGGCGCACTCACCCGCGCGCAGAATCTCGGTCGCATGCGCGCCTACGCGCAGCCGCTGCCGCCCGCCGTCACGTTGCAGCTCGTCGCTGATGAGACGCTCGACAGCAACACCTGCGCGCCGTGCCGCCGCATCGACGGCGTGGTGCTGCCGACCATCGAGGCGGCGATGCTGGCCTACGGTGGCGCCGGCTACCTGTTCTGCCAGGGCGGCGAGCGCTGCCGCGGCACCGTCCGCGGGGTGTGGCAGCGCGAGGAGCAGCATGACGCGCTGTTCGGCTCGCTACCGGCCATCCTCGCGCGGCACTACAAGCGCGACTCGCACGGCCGCTTCGCCGACGAGGAAGGCGCCAAGGCGCTGCGCGAGGCGGTGCAGGAGGCGCGCGAGCTCGCCGCCGACTCGCCGCAGTGGCACCGGCTGACCGGCGGCGCCTCGGGCAGCGGGGTGCGGCTGGCCACGCTGCCGGGTGGGCGGCGCGTGGTGCACAAGCGGGCGCCGGACTGGGGCAGCGACGAGCCGCGCACGCAGGCCGACGCCGAGGAGCTCGCCTCGCTCACCGCGCGGGCGCTGGGCGCCAACGTCGCGCTGACCCACCGCGACGACACCGAGTCGATCTGGATCGAGCACATCGCCGGGCCGACCCTCGATGCAGCGATCGACGACGAGGGCGGTGCGCCGCCGCCGAGCTTCGACCGGTGGCTGGCCGGTAACGGCGGTAAGCGCATGGGGTTGGCCGACGTGCTGATCGGTAACAACGACCGCAACGCGGGCAACATGATCATGGCGGACGGCGGCGTGACTGGTATCGATCACGCCTACGCATTCGAGATGATCGGCTATCACCACGGCACGCCGCACCCGGATGATCTGGGGCGGATGGGCGGCGAGTACGCGCCCGCCCGGCACTACGCCGCCCGCGGCGACGATACGCGCCCCGCGGCGTGGCTGGACAACCCAATGACGTCGGCCGATGTCGCCGAGACGCGCCGGCGGCTGATCGAGCTGCGCCCGGCCTTCAACAAGCGTGGCCGCGGTAAGTGGCTCGACAACGCGCTCACGCTGCTCGACCAGCTTGAGCCGCACGCCACGGGAACGAGGTCTATCTATGAGGACTGAGATCTATCTGCGCCGGGTGAACGACGATGGCGTGATCGGCGAGACGATCGGCACGGCCATCGCCAGTGACCGTGGCGTGACGTTCGACGGCAGCGAGGTGCTCGACGGCGTGGTTACGGCGATCATGCAGCGCTTCCGGTTCACCGAGCGCGATGCGGTGCTGCGCCTGGCCGCCGAGGGGTGGTCCAATGGCAAGATGGTCATCACGGCGAATGCCGGGTAGGAGGAAAGCACGATGACAGTCGATCTCGCCCGGATTCGCAACCTCGCCGAGGCGATGCGTGAACGGGTGCAAGCATCGCAGGCACGCACGCAGCGCGACCCACTGAAGCGCTCGTGGTACCGAATCGAGGACAAGGCGGGCGACGCGAGCGCGCCGGCCGAGGTCTACCTGTACGACATGATCGGCGAGTGGGGTGTCTCGGCGCAGGATTTCGTGAACGACCTGCGCGGCATCACTGCGAAGACGATCAACCTGCGCGTGAGCTGCGAGGGCGGCGAGGTGTTCGACGGCCTCGCGATCTACGAGTCGTTGGTGCGCCACCCGGCCGCCGTCACGGCGTTCGTCGACGGCATCGCTGCGAGCGCCGCGAGCTTCATCGTGCAGGCGGCCAACAAGATCGTGATGGCGCCGCGGGCGCGCATGATGATCCACGACGCGCACGGCTTCAGCATGGGCAACGCGCGGGACATGCGCGCGATGGCCGACCTGCTCGACGCGCTCTCGGACAACATCGCCGACATCTACGCCGACCACGCCGGCGGCACGCGGGCGCAGTGGCGCGAGACGATGCGCGCGGCGAGCGGCGGACCGGACGGCACGTGGTACGACGCCGCCGGGGCGGTGCGCGCTGGGCTGGCCGACGAGGTGCGCGGCGACGACGGTAAGGCGCTCGCTGTGCGCGGCGATGACGGCACGGCGCTCGCCGTGGTCGACCGCGCCCCGGCGCCGGCGCCGATCGAATTCACGCCCGAGGCGCTGATCGGCACGCTGCGCGAGATCGAGGACCGGCCGGAACCGGTGCAGATCCCCGACGCCGACGCCCTGCGCACCCTGTTCCAGTGACATTGATCTCCGCTACCATGCACGCAACTTCAACGCAAGGGGAAGGTTCGGCGTGAACGCCATCACTCTCAACCGGCGCACGCGCCGCCTGCTCGCGCGCCACGGTGTCGACCCGTCGCAGCTCGGCCGCGCGTACAACCGGCTGCCCGCGCCGCGCCCGGCGCCGTTCGGCGGCGAGATCCGCCCCGACAACGGCCCGGTGGACAACACGTGGGAGGGTCGGCCGCTGCCGGAGACGGCGGCCGACTGGGAGGCGTGGCTCCAGGCCAAGGCGAAGACGCCCGAGCTGTTCGCGCAGACGTTCGCGACCGGCGAATTCAAGGCGGCGCTGAACAGCTACGCCAACAAGCGCACCACGGAGCGTACCGAGCTGCTGGAGCAGATGCGCATCCAGACCGAGGCGCAGATGACCGAGTGGCTCAAGGAGCACCAGGACGCATTCCTTGCCCAGGGCATCAAGGTCGTTCCCGACCTCGATGAGTCGAAGCGCTCGGCCGGCGCCCGCCCCTCGCCCGTGTACGACAACCCGCGGGCCAAGGGCTACCCGCTCAACGGCGTGTGGCCCGACTTCTACACCTACCTCCAGGACATCTGGTACTCGAAGGGCAACGGCAGCCTGTCGACCGAGGCGCGCGAGCGCATGGCGACGTACAACGCCTACAGCGAGAAGGTGCCGAGCGAGGGCGGCTTCCTCGTTCCCGAGGAATTCCGGTCGCAGATCATGCGGCTGTCGCTGGAGAGCGCGATCGTGCGCCCCCGCGCGACCATCATCCCGATGGGCTCGCCGCGGCTGCACATCCCGACCCTCGACGAGACCTCGCACGTCTCCTCGATCTTCGGTGGCGTGGTCGTCTACCGGACCGAGGAGGGCGCCGAGCTCACCGAATCGAGCGCGACGTTCGCCTCGGTCAAGCTGGACGTGACCAAGCAGACGGCGCTGTCCCACGTGCCCAACGAGCTCATTCGCGACTGGGGCGGTTTCGGCGCCTTCATGGACGCCACCCTCCCGCCCGCGATGGCGTACTACGAGGACGTCGACTACCTGACCGGCTCGGGTGCCGGCGCGCCGCTCGGCGCGCTCAGCGCCGGCAACCTCGCGCTGCTGACCATCGCCGCCCGCGGCGGCCAGGCGAGCGCGACGGTGGTCTGGGAGAACATCCTCGACATGTACGCACGCATGCTGCCGACCTCGCTGGGCAACGCGGTGTGGATCGCCTCGCCCGACGTCTTCGTGCAGCTCGCCACGATGGCCCTGAGCGTCGGCACCGGCGGGTCCGCGGTGTGGCTGACCGACGGCCGCAACCAGCCCGTGCTGACCCTGCTCGGCCGCCCGGTCATCATGACCGAGAAGGCACCGGGCGCGCTGGGCACGCAGGGCGACCTGAGCTTCGTCGATCTGTCGATGTACCTGGTGGGCGACTACCAGAACATGACCGTCGACAGCTCGCCGCACGTGAAGTTCACCAGCGACAAGACGTCGTTCCGCGCGATCGCCCGCAACGACGGCCGGCCGTGGCTGCAGTCGCCGCTCACGCCGCGCAACAACAGCGCGTCGCTCAGCCCGTTC